CATAATACACAATTGTAACCTCGTTAACACCACGCGAGGCATTTTGGAACGTGTATTTCGTGTCCGCGACAAAGCAGGAGATCTAGTAGCTCCACGACGACCTGATCCTCAGGTATTCAAGCAGAGACTCGGAACTGAGGAGTTAATACTTTTGCGTCACCCAACATTAAACCCGTGGTCCACCAAGAATGTACTTTCTTTGTGGCATGGCTCGAAGTTGAAAGTGTACACTGAAGCGTTTAACTCCCTAGTGGTTAAGCCATTGACCCGTTCCGATGGGTTTCTGTCCACGTTTGTCAAGTGTGAAAAGATAGATGCTTCGAAAGCAGACCCGGTTCCTCGAGTTATTCAACCGAGGAATCCACGATACAATCTCGAGGTCGCAGCCTATCTTAAGCCACATGAGAAAGAATTTTATCGCAGGATTGACAAAATGTGGGACACAGATGGTCTCGGAGACAAAACTGTTTTCAAAGGACTCAACGCTAGTCAGACGGCTGAACACTTGCTGCTCAAAGCTTCACGGTACACTAACCCTGTATTTGTAGGCCTTGATGCCAGCCGGTTCGACCAGCATGTCTCTGATGTTGCACTTGAGTGGGAACATCAAATTTATATAAACAGTTTTAAATATGGTAGGAATAAACTTGCCCAATTACTATCTTGGCAAGTTGACAATGTCGGTCGCTGTTTCCTACCAGACGGAAGGATAAAGTACAGAGTGCGTGGTCGTCGAATGTCCGGCGATATGAACACGTCACTTGGAAATTGCTTATTGATGTCCTCTATGGTTCATGCCTACATGAGGCAAAAGCAAATACCCTGCTCACTGGCTAACAACGGTGATGACTGTGTACTAATGTTTGAAAAGAAGCACTTAAAACGTACTTCTGATCTTTCCGACTGGTTCGCTGAAATGGGATTTAAAATGGTGAGAGAGGACCCGCTGTATGATATTCGGCAGGTCCCCTTTTGTCAAGTCAATGTCCTTACCAGTCCCGATCATAACATCTGTGTTCGTGATCCAATTGTTGCCACATCTAAAGACCTCCATTCTGCATTCTCTTTTACTCATCAGTTCCAGTTCACCCAATGGCTATCCTCCGTTGGGATGTGTGGTCGTCTCAGTAATTCAGGGGTTCCAATTTTGGAACAATTCTACAAGTGTTTCCCTGATGTCACAGTTACTGACAAGACCATGCTATTGGACATGGATCGTGAACAAGAGTTTGCTATGGTTGGTGGTCAGTGTGTTGATAGCATTTCTGACGAGATGCGGCATTCATTTTGGAGAGCATTTGGCCATACTCCTGACGCTCAAATAGCCCTGGAAGAGCTTTTCGAAGGAATTAAGTTCAGTGACACATTGGGTAATGTGGGCGCTGTGCCTTACGTAAACCTTCTCCAGGGAATAAGACTATTCGAGCAACTCAAACCATAATGGCGAACACGAAGAACAAACAAGGAAGGCGACGGAGCAATCCCTTGACTAGGGGAAAGGCTCGTGTGCCTCGACCAATGGCTGGATTCAACGGCCAAGTACTCAACTCCAGGACGTACTCCGGAGTGATGCAAGTAGGCTCTGCTGGCACCACAGACTCTCAAATTAGATATTTTGACTGTGGTGACGAAGGGGTTGCTAACAATACCACAATTCCTGCTCTCTACAAAGAGTACAAATACAGGAGTGTGCGTTGCGAGTGGCTCCCAAGTGTTGGCCCAGCTTCTGCGTTGGCGAATG